TGACAGCATCAGTTGGTTTAACATTGACGAAACATATCGATGGGGACAAGGATTTGTTGAAAGTGATTTAGATTGCAATCTTCCTTGGCAAGGTGATCACATTGCTTATGCTCGAACAGATTGTGGCTGGGGTTGTGAGTTTGATGATAGTTGTAGCGTTGAATGGGAATTCAGTGATGACATCTCTGAACTTGAACAACAAGAACTCAAAGAACTCTACTATGAAGGTGGTGCTGGTTGGCTCTACGACGGTGAACATGAATGGCAGGAAGAAGATGCCGCAGTACATATTATTGCTCCGTATCAAGTTAGTCTATGTGAAGAAGATGGCACGATTATAGAAGAAAATGTTAAACTAAGATCTCGTCCAGATCCAAGTAGTAAGTGGCCTTTTCCAAATTAAGGAATATTATGAATTCAGTAGACATGGCTAACAATTTAATCTTTAGAGCAAAGAACTTACATGAGTTTACTGTTACTACCGAAGTTCCGGATGAGTTTAAATTTAATGGAGAAATTCCATTTGACCTGCAGATTAAGGATAATTTAATTTATGCTAAAGTTTGGGCTGTAGACTTTGACGAGGCTGCAAAAAGATTAGATAACTGGTTAGGAACATGTAAATGAATTGGTTGAAAAAAATATTATGGCGTTGGACCTCAGAAGGTCGAGAGATATACGAGAGTGAAGGCGACAAGGGCGGATTACGAGTATCAAGAAGTCGCCTAATATCTCAAGATGATTGTGATGCAGTCAGCGACGATCCTATATTAAACTTTAAAGTGTTTAATGCCGTAGGTGGTAAAGTAGTAGAGTTTAGACGTTATGATCGTAAAAGTGATCGCAATGATTCTACTACCTATATTATTACCAATGATCAAGACTTTGGTGAACGCATTGCCAAAATTGCTATGATGGAAAATCTAAAATTATGACTGCCCAAGAACCTGCCCACGGTATTCTACTAGTAAATTCCTGGGGAACATCCAAAATGTATAAGGCCGTCTGCGAGTGCGGCGATGACGACTGCACACATACTATCGATGTAGAAGCAGACGATGCCAGTGTTAATGTTACTATCTATACACGAACACGAACAAACTTTTGGTCTAAGTCTCGATGGCAGCATATTTGGAAACTGCTGTTCAACGGATATACAGATTTTGAAACTACTATTGTCATGAATAAACAGGTTGCTTTTAACTATGCTAATGTGTTACAATTAGCAGTTAAAGAAGTTGAGGAATTAAGAAATGAAAGAAAAAATCGACGAAGTAATGAACATCCTCAGTGAAGAATGTGCCGAGGTTATACAGGCGGTAAGTAAAATTAATCGATTTGGTATAGACAATTACAAACCAGGTAAATCTAAAACCAACCGACAGCATTTAGAAGAAGAACTAGGCGATCTATTGGCAATGGTGGATATTCTAATTGAATTAGGTGTAGTAACCGAATCATCGTTGCAACAAGCAGAAGTCGCTAAGATTGAAAAACTAAAAAAGTGGTCAAACATATATGAGCAAAATTAAAATCGCAGAGTTGTTCTACTCTATACAAGGAGAAGGACGTTACATGGGTGTCCCGAGTGTGTTTCTTCGCACCTTCGGTTGTAACTTTAAGTGTGCAGGCTTTGGTATGCCACGTGGCGAATCTAGCCACGAAGCAACAGATATTGCCGCAACACATACAATGATTACGCCGTTTACAAAATATGAAGACTTACCTCTAGTAAGTACAGGCTGTGACAGTTATGCTAGTTGGCATCCTGACTTTAAAGACCTGAGTCCAATGCTAGAAAGTAATGCCATTGTAAATCGTATTATGGAAATTATTCCTCATAACGAGTGGAAGGATGAGCACTTGGTTATCACAGGCGGCGAACCTTTGCTAGGATGGCAACGTGCTTACCCAGATTTACTAAGTCATCCTAGCATGGGTAAACTTAAAGAAATTACTTTTGAAACAAATGGTACTCAGAAACTAACTCCAGAATTTAAATTATTCTTAAAGCAGTGGGCGCAGAATCCTCCATTTACTAGCCGAGAAGTTACATTCTCCGTAAGTGCTAAACTACCATGCAGTGGTGAGAAGTGGGAGGAAGCAATTCTTCCAGAAGTAGTTTGTGAGTATGAAGAAGTTGGCACAGCATATCTAAAGTTTGTTATTGCTACAGAACAAGACTTTGCCGATGCCGAACGTGCTACTACTGCATTTCGAAAAGCAGGATTCACAGGGCATGTTTATCTAATGCCAGTTGGTGGAGTAGAAAGCGTTTACGCATTAAACAATCGTGCGGTGGCGGATATAGCAATGAAGGCAGGCTTGCGTTATAGCGATCGATTGCAAGTGCCGTTGTTTAAAAACGAGTGGGGTACATAATGATTAAACAATTTTTTAAAAAAATTACAGGTATTCAAGCAATTGAAGACTTGCGGAAAGAAGCAGAAACTGCCGCTGTCGAAGCAGTTAAAGCGGCAGCAATGGCCAAGGCAGAATCAGATGCTGCCATTGCTGCATCAATTGCAGAAACACTTCGTGTAAAAAAAGAAGAGGAGCAAGCGAAACTTAGCCCAAAAGATCGTGCCACTGCCCAAGGGATTCCTTATGTAGCTGTTTTAGATACTCACGTTAACAAAGACAACATCCGAAACGGGTTTTTTGAACTTGATTGGAACAGTTTTTTTATTCAAGAGTTAATCAAGGTAGGGTATGGCACTGAGGCAAATCCCGAAGAAGAAACAGTGGATAGGTGGTTTAAAGATCTCGCTAGAAATATTCTATCCGAAGATGGATACGGGGATAATTCTGCAGGCAGTATAAATGTTGTTAATATTAACGATGGAAGAAAATGATTGTAGATTATACCGACATTGTTAAAAAATATGATTTTTCCTCTGTAATTTTTCAAGATGAGATTGATCAAACTTGCAACATAGTAAAAGAAATAATCGACAGTGGAAATTATTTTGAAAACAGTCCCAAATATCAAACCAAAGAAAATTTGTTTGCTCGAAACGAATCAGTTTGGTTAAAGTATAGAATGAGTTTTATGTTTGCTTGTTTTATGTATTTGGGCAAAGAGGTCAGTATTAAAGGAATAAATTGCTGGAGTTTTATGACCAGTCATGATGCCAATCAAGATCGATATCAATTATGGCATCATCATCATCACGACTTGACAACAGCAAAGATATCAGGTATAATGTATTTAAATATCCCCAAAGATATTGATACGTTTGATACTAGCGGCACTGAGTTTAGTATAGGACATCCAGAAAAAGATCCTACGTTTTTTATTAAACCAGAATACTTTTCTTGGATGATATATCCTAGTAATCTTTGGCATAGGCCCGGACCATGCCCTAGTGTTCAGAATCGATTCGTTCTTGCAGCAGATATGGAATACCAATGACTTTTATCCTTGTAGATACAGCAAATACATTTTTTCGTGCTAGACACGTAATTAAAGGTGACGCAGATACCAAATTAGGTATGGCCATGCACATTACATTAAACGCTATTAAAAAAGCATGGCAAGATTTTGATGGCGCTCATGTGGTGTTCTGCCTCGAAGGTCGCAGTTGGCGGAAGGATCATTATGCTCCGTACAAACGTAATCGTCAAGTCACACGAGCAGCCATGACTCAGAAAGAACAAGAAGAAGACAAACTCTTCTGGGAAACATTTGACAAATTTAAAGAGTTCATCAGTACCAAGACTAATTGTACTGTGTTGCAACATCCACAATTAGAAGCAGACGATCTAATTGCTGGATTCATACAATCACACCCCGATGCCGACCATGTTATTATCTCAACCGACAGCGACTTCGTGCAATTGATTGCGCCCAATGTTAAGCAATATAATGGTGTTGCAGAAACGTTGACTACGCACACTGGTATATTTGACAAAAAAGGTCGGCTGGTTGTAGATTCCAAGACTAAAGAACCCAAGTCTATACCCGATCCAGAATGGCTGCTATTTGAAAAATGTATTCGCGGTGACACCAGTGACAATGTGTTTAGTGCATACCCCGGAGTGCGTAAAACCAAAATGAAAGAAGCATTTGAAGATCGTAACAGCAAAGGATTCGCGTGGAACAATCTCATGCTTCAGAGATGGGTTGACCACGAGGGCAAAGAACACAAAGTTTTAGATGACTACAACCGTAATGTACAACTTATTGATTTATCTGCACAGCCAACAGCAATCAAGACTATAATTAAAGAAACTATAGATATACAGACAACAGATCCAAAAAATGTAGATCAAGTAGGAATTAGATTGTTAAAATTTTGTAATCTGTTTGATTTGCAACGTGTTGCAGACAACATTCAGCAGTATGCGCAACCTTTTCAAGCAAAATATGTATCAGACAACCCATCAGTATGAATACTACCGTGTAACTAAGGAAATAAAAAATAAATGAATATAACAGCAAAACCCATTGTAGATGGTAAATTTTGGATAGTTGAAGAAGATGGTGAAAAAGTGGCTACCTTGCACAAAAAAGAAAACAACAAATTTATGTTGAGTTCTAAAACAGGCGAAGCCACATTTAATAAAAAAGATGATCTAATAAGAAGATTTGGCAAAGATTTTTTTCAATCTAAAATTAAAAGCGGGCCGCCTAGTGCGCAGGACAATGACGTACATACATTTCCCTCAGCGTCTAAGCCATATAATGCCATGTACGATGTTCAGAGAAAATTGCCGCTGTATACCAAAAGTTCTCAAAGCAAAAGTTTATATTGTGCAGGATATTATGCCATTCAGTTTAACAAAGGATGGGTCAAAAGTTTTTGTCCTAAATTAATTACTGTAGAAAGATATCCTTACAAAGGACCATATCGAACAGAACTAGAATTAAAACAGGTGTTGAGCAATGTCAAACCCGATTAATACCTATCCTATAACGTCTCTAATACAACAGATAAAAGCAGCGGATATCAGCCAACAAAAAGAGATTAGAATAGACATAAAGAATGCAAAATTGTTGTCTTATGCGTTGGGAGAAATTCTTAGCAAAGTCAATCAAGACTACGAATTGTTGTTAAAAAATCTACAAAAAAGCACAGGTGACACTGTTACTGTACAATTAGACGGGGGTGGGTTTTCTAATCAGCAGTAGATAAATATATACGTAGTTTATGGAGAACTTATGAGCAGACCAAAGCCACGTATATTATTAGAATATGTCAACAAAAAGAATTATAAGTGCGAGCAAATACTCGATGCTGATGC